CCACCGGGTATTTAAACCCACCTCTCCACTAAAACGGAGAGGCCCCCCTCAGCTTGATGTTGACGGTGAGGGCACGTCCAGAACGTGTCAAGTGATCACTGGCAACGGATGGCAGTCCGCCGCGCTTAAGGTGATACTTGAGCAAGGCACCTACTCCATCCACAGAATTGTGGGGAAGAGTAGCCGCAACCACATAACCCTTAACCTTAGGGCTATGGAGGTTATCATCAATCCATTGGGTTTCATACCCAAGAAAGGAGTGACGACCAAGCACCGGTGAAGAGGGCAACACAACCGGAAAGTGCTTAAGCAATTTCCGGATGTAATTGTCCAGCCATTTGCACGTTGACCAGTAACCAGCGAAATAAAGCTGGTTACGAAGTTCAACAATGCTAATGACCCCGGTTACGTCCTGCCGTCGTTGAGGGAATTCATTTCTGACCTTGACAATTGAAACGTCATGGCCATCAAAGTATTCCTTCCCACAAGACTCTCGGAACTTACCGTTCCAGAAAGACTTGGACAGGTTAACCACAGACCCAAAAGTCTGTAGAACCTGAACGACGGTATCCACATAGTCTACAGGGACGATAATATCGTCTCCATAGACACGCACCAGCCGGGAGAAATGATGTACATCCTCCCGACTAAGCGGAGCGTTAGACTCTCTGCCTCTTTCAATTCCTAGAAAGACCAGGGTCAAAAAGACCATGGCCTCAATAGGAAAGCAGAGAGCCGAACCCATGGATGCGAACTTGGCCAGACGGATCACTCCGTGGCCAGGCACATCAGCTTTCCGGGAACGACTTGCATCGACGGCCGCACTCAAATACGGCCATCGAGCAAGAAATTCTCGTACTAGCTGATTGGAGACACGATCGGAAGCCTCGCTCAAGTCGAGCGTGGCGAGGGAACCATTACTGGAACCCTCCTTGGCCATTCTCTGGTTAGGAGACTGGTCCTCGAATCCGATCATACGCTTCAGGTCCGGGAACGTAAGTTCCCTTCGAGAAAGCTTGCGCTTCCTCTTTCCTGAAACATAATCATACATCAGCTCTCGAACCGCCTGTTGTGCATATTGCATACATGACGGTTCTACAGCAATGATGCGTGGTGTCTTCAGCGTCTTAGGAACGGAAATGACCTTAACAGGCATTTCCTCCCTGGGTTCGAGGATGTTAATCCCGTCGAGTTCAGAGTAATAACTCCAACTCGGAAGTAGAAATTCCCCAGCGGGGAATATCTCCTCCAATCGGGTGGTCCAGGTACGGAGATCGTACTTTTGGTTTCCCATCAGTCGATCAGCCGTAGATCCTGGGCCATGCTTGGGAACTGCCTGACCGTTATAGATATCACTATCTATTTCAGTAAGGTAGCTCGCAAACAGCAACGAGCCAATACGTCGAAAGTCCTCTAAATCAATAGGGGCTAGCGACATATCGCTCTGGCGAACATCCTGCTCACACTTGACATAGTCACGCATCGCTTTCCGCTCTCTTGCATCGCTGCAAGGGAGCAGAATCTTACCAAACATCAACGAAAGTTGACGAATGGCAAGAATTGAGTCGATACATGGCTCGTCAAGTAACGCACCACTACCGCGTTCGAACACACGATCCAGGAAACCTCCTAGAAATAGGGGGAGACCTGCTTTCCAGCGGAAACCGCTGAAAAGACGTCGATCGACATACCCTTGGTCAAGACTTTTTTCGAAGTCCTTTCCAAAGGTAGGTAGGGTTATCGTCAAAAACGAAAACCCCTCATGTTCAGAACGCACCTGGACAGTTTTAATGTCCATGGTGGCGCTACAGTGACATCTACTAGCTGATTCTTCAGCTAGCTTACTCCAGAGCAACAATAGGCTTTTCAAAGGCCCTCCTTATAGAGGTGACTTTTCCTAGCCTATAGCTGGTCTACAGTTAAGCCACAGCGGATGCAATCGCATCAATGATGCGATTGACCCACGATTCGAGCCCACTGAACAAGTGAGCACGAATTGCGGCACTGACCAGGATTCCGAGGATCAAACCCCAAAATACTATTAGCATTACTGCTAAAAAGTAAAACAGGGAATTGATCCACCAGGGATCCTTGTATTCGCGATCTACGACTCACCTCCAAGAATCTTGGAGATCAGTGCGTCGGTCGACGCGGTGTAAATGGTCTTGAGACCGTTGTACACCGCCAAGGCCTCTGCGTTCGTGTACCCGACGACAGGCACGTCGAAGACGATGTAGTTACTCATCGAAACCTTCGTGTTCTGCGCCGGAATAAACGGATCCGTAGTGACCTTGGAATGGTCAACCCTAAGCACACGACGTGTCCTACGCCCGTAGGCGTGGGATGCCGTGAGCTTAATAAGCCCATCCGCACTCGTGTACTCCGAAGCGTTGGTACCCGTACTAGTACGGGGCAACGACGACGTCGTACCCGAGATGGTAATGGACTGTGGGTCTGTAAACGCCATAGGCGTGCTCCTTTTCTGGTAACCTTTCGGTTACCGGTGTTGACAGCAGTGTAATAACTGCCTAGAGACTCCGGGAAATTCCGAGAGCCGCCAGGATGGCCTTCTGGATGGTGGATAGTCCATCGAAAGAAAGGCCAAAACCAAAGGGGTTTGCCCGAATCCTCTGCTTGGTTTCAGTAACCAAGGTTAGGTTCGGAACACTCTGAAAGGCTTGAATGCCTGACGGAGTGATACTATAGGTATCTTTCACGATGGTTTTCTCCATCATGTACCCATAGTGCATAACCAGACCGTCGCTGGCCCAATCCGAGAGATTCGAAATGACATCTCCGGTATTGCTGAACCAGTCGACAGCCCAGCT